TATATCCGGCATAATTATTGTACTACACAATTAGCAAATTGTAAAGGGTTTTTCTTAAAAAAAACTTAGAAATATTCCTGTAACTCTTCGAAAAACTCATCACAATCATTAACATCTTTACCCTGCGGCAAAGCTAAATAAGAAATTATTTTTGTTGAACTAAGAACTTCTCTTAACTTTGCCGCCGCTCTTCTGCCTGCTTCATCCGGGTCCATTGCTAATACATATTTACGCACCGGCAACTTTTTCAATACATCGTACTGATACTCTGTTCCGGTTCCCATCAATGCCATTGAAGGTCGTCCGTGCTTCCAGCAAGTCAGACAATTGAAGATAGATTCGCAAATTATAGCTTCTGAATATTTGCCTGATACAAATCTTTCAGCACAGTACACAGGTTTTTCAACTCCCTTCGGGTAATTAAAAAACTTAAATTTAACGCTCCGACGAGCCACAAAAGCGGGAGTCTTATCAGCGTAATACACAGGAAAAGTAATGCACTGACTATCAAAATCAAACCCAATATCAAACTCTTCAATAATTTCATCAGTTAACCCTCTCTCATACATATATGGGTGATAATACCTATATCTAGCAAGCTCCTCTTCCGTGAAACCTGGAGCAGTTATTACTTGCCGTTTCTCGCCACGCGATAGGTTGAGCTCCAAGGGTTTCCTGGACTCTACGGCAACTGTTAGGAAGTTCTTTGAAAGCCATTTGCGCCCAAAAGCTCCGCCGTCATCGTAATACCCAAATACCTCTGAAATCATCCGGTCTATTGTACCTGCCCACCCACAGGTGAAACAATGACATAGTCCATCGACAGACACACCGAATGAGGGTCTCCTCTCTTGTCCGTCTTTATGGAACGGGCAATTCGTCATTATATTGTTTCTTCCAGAAGGCTTGAATACTCTGAATAGATTTTTTCCATTTAGAATGCATTGTCTACGAAGTTCTTCTAAAACTTCCTGTTCATCTGCAATCAAAGGGTGTCCATTTACAGTGAACACTTTATCACCTCATTTTCAATTCGCCGATTTTCTCTCGAACGAGTCTGTCTACTACCTTTCCGAGAGTTTTATATCCATATATCTGCGCGAACTGATGCAGATGATATAAGGTTTGAGGAGCTACGATAATCCTGTTAGACTTCTTCTTGACCTCATTGCGATAACCCACATAAGCACCTCTTTCTTAAAATACCTCAGAACCATCTTCGAAGTCTTCTTTCACTCTCTTAATGTCCTCTGAATTATCTCTTTCTTCTTCCTCATTTGGAATGTATTTGAACACTCCTTTATCTACGTCCCAAAGATAAATAAGTTTATCTCCGCTCTTACCATTTCTGTTCTTCCTGATGGCAAGTTCAATTCCAGGACCTTTCTGTCGAACAGCGATTACAATAGACGCATTATATGCGATACCATCTGAATCTCTGATGTTCTCGAGATCCGGAGCGTCATCTTCTTTTACACCTTCTCTGTTTGACTGACACACGACGATAATTGGAATGCCAAGCTGTATAGACAGGTCCATGAGGTCTTCTGAAATATTAGTTAGACTTGTGGTTCTGTTATCTCCTTTTTGCTTCCGCTCATCTGCTAGATAACTGATTCCATCTATTCCGAGAATGTCAAGACGATTTGACTCCACAAAAGCTCTCAGCTTCGATACTGTGATGTTTCTTTTGAATTCTTTCGGACTTGCTACAAAGAACGGAATTTCATTCTTAATTAGATTCTCGATATACTTCTCGTAATTTGGTTCATCATCACCTCTTATCAGTGCAGAGTGTGACACATTACCGTGAAGAGTATCGAAACGATAGCCCATTTTGGTTGCTGACATTTCAGGCTCTATAAGACCTACCCTCTTGCCCATCTTCCAAGCGTGTTCAAGAGTCTTAATGAGAATCCAGGACTTACCTTGTCCAGTACGAGCAAAGATAACAGCGAATTCCTCTCCTCTCTGCCAACCTCCTATGATTTCATCAAGTTCTTTAAATCCAGTAGGTATGCAGAACTTATCTTTGTTCTCTTTTCGTTCTTGCCACTCTCTAAACCTTTCTTTAGCCTGTGATATAATGTCTACTCCTAATACCACATTATTCTGCATGAGATAAGGTAACTGCGACTGTAAATATTCCGCCGCAGCCCTTGAATCCGTCTGAATAATGTCGGCAAGTTTATTTATGATAGGAACCATGAGAGAATACAAGTGCTCTTCATTAAATGCCTCAATGAGGTATCTGTCTGATTCTTTCACATCTAAAATGGTGAAGTTAGGAAACTTCGACAGAAATGTTTCTTTGTCCGGCACATTACCATATTCTCTCAGATGGTTCATAATGAATGCGTACTCATCGGGATATGTAACAAAATAATCCTCGGTGATACCATTCAAAGTTAGAATAGATGCGTTCCTCTCATTCAGAACTTTAGACAGTATTTGCAGTTCAATCATAGTAGACCCCTCGCTTATCTTGGTCTACGAATTGAATGATTTCACTTCCGTTCCATATTCTACTTGCCAATCGTCCGCCAAGATTCTTCACCATGCCTTCGTAATCCACATTCCCTGTGAATATATTTGCTTTATTCGCAAGCATACGAGCGTCTATATAATTGAACAAGAGTGCATGATTGAAGTCTGTTAACTTAATAGATGAGATGTCGTCCCATATGACAAGGTCGCATTTTAATAGGTCTTCTCGAATTTTCACGAATTCTTCATCACGGTTATTGATTATTTCTCTATTCCTATCTATGAATTCTGGAACAGATATGAAGATTCCTCTTCGTCTAAAACCGTTACCTGCCCAGATTTTATTGAAATATGCAAGCATCAACTTAATCGCCCAACTTGTCTTACCGTTACCGAAGGTATCTGAATATATATACAGATTACCTCCCTTCTTCGTCCAATTCTCAATGTCATCTTTGATTTCCTGTAAACGAATGAATGCAAGTCTGTCTTTTCCAGGTCTCAACTTCAATGGAACCCACTTTGAAGGAGGAATATTAGACTGCTGTACGAGACTGAGCATTTCTGAGAAGCGGAGACAGGTATTGCTACACCCGTCCGGAGACTTTGGACAAACTCCGAGGTACCAGCACTCTTCTGGTTTCATTAGAACACCTCGTCATCTTTATATTGTTCTGCTCTTCTATCGTTATTTGGGTCTTTTGGCTGAAAGGATCCAGGCTTTGAAGTGTCAAAAGAAGGAGTTTCCTGTTTTGACACTTTTTCAGCAGCATAGCGAAGTGATTTCCATCCTGAACGAATAGTATCTGAAATGATTGTCATCTGTTCGTTTGGTTTGAAGGTATATAACTCTTCCAGTTGAGCTCTTATAGTTACTTCTGGAAGGAAAGCTCCTTGTTGCCCAAGCATTCTGAAGAAGTCGACGAGTTTATCTGATACCTTCGAATCAAATTCAAATTCATCTGAAATACGACAACAATCTGAAACGAACTTTTCGATTTTTGCTTTTTGTTTTGCATCTCCTTTTTCAGTACTGAAAAGAGAACGTTTTTGTGTGTTAGACGATATTTTATTAATAGTATTTATATTCATATTATTATTATCTATATTATTGTGTAAAATTTTTTTACTACCCCCCAGTAAAGATTCTTTACTACCCCCGTTAAAATTTTTTACTACCAGTAAAGATTCTTTACTACCCCCCAGTAAAGATTCTTTACTACCCCCGTTAAAATTCTTTAATACCTCTAAAGAAACTTTATACCGGTTGAAAACAACTCCATTTATAGTCTCTACACGTTTTGTAATGTACCCGAGAGACACAAGGTTCTTCAGTGAGTTTATAATCGTCGGTTTACTAACATTTAAGCAATCACATAGATATTGGATGCTTCCTGAAAATTCAGATTCACCGTCTTGTGAAAATCCGTAGATGATAGAAAAAATTATGAGATCATTTCCTTTCAGACCAAGTCGGTTGATTGCCCAGCCTGGAATTACTATATAGTTATCGTCTCTCATTGTTCTTCCACTTCCCGAGTTTCCTGGATTTCATATCTCCAGTTAAAACCAGGCCCGTTAGGAACCCTATACCTCTCTGCTTTGTAGTACCCCAGTTCTGCTAATCTGTGAAGAGCCTTTCTGATAGACCTTTCAGCGTCGGCACTGTTCTGTTTGATATTTTCGATAGTAGGGTTAATATTCTTCTTCAGCAATTCCCTGCAGACAATAATAGTTCCTTTCTCACGAAGAGAAAGCTGAGGATCTAATTCAAAACTGATTTTCATATGTGATTCTTCCTTTCTATATTTTATTAAAAAAAATAAACAGTGCAATAACCTGTTTGGCAATTGCACTGTTATTTTAACATATTATAGCAAGAAATACAGCTGGTTTTGATTATTTCTTAATTTTTTAACATCAGCTGAATTTCCTCGGCTTGACGGTCAACTTCTCTGTTTACATCATTCCACAGAAGCTCACGTTCTTTTTCGATGTCTGCTGTCTCAGGAATGATACGTTCTTCTGAGTAGGTAAAGCGATACCAACCGTTTTTAGTTTCAACGCTCAGCCCGGACTCAGCCTTGATCGTGGTTGTAATGCCTTGGGCGGTATAATTGTATACGTGTTCCTTTTCGCCGGCGTCTCGTGCCTGCTCGTGGTTCTCGCTAGGTGTTACGGGCTGTTCTTCGTTAACGGGCTCATGCGCCGTATAGGACAGGCACTCCTTGCAGGAGTATTCCTCTCCATCTACTATCATCGTGACACCGTTGCACTGGGAGCAGTATTCGTCTGCTTCGTCTCCTGCATATATACATTTTGGAATGTCAGGGAACTGTTTCTTATTTACCTTTGCCATGATTCTTTTCCTCCTTAATTTGTAATTCGATTATAGTCATGATAGCATAATTTGCCAAGTCCATCAAAGTGTCTTCTACAGACTCATCCTTGACCTGCTGACTCTGGTTCTTAACAGTGAGTGCTTTGAGTCTATTCAGTTTATCTTCCAGACGAATACAGGACATTGTCATTCCGTACTCTTCAAAAGACTTGGCGAAGCTATCACCGTAATCTTTATTCTTGGCTTCATATAGATTAGAGAGATAAGTGCATATCTCTTTATGACGCTGAACCTTATCCATTCTACTCCTCCAAATCTCCGAACACTTCTGGCAAAATTTGTTTCATATCTCTAAGAAGAGGAAGTGCTATCTCACGCATCTGCGGGTGAGGAGTACCGGTGGTTCCGATTGCTCTGAGTTTGAAGAAATGTCTCCACTCTCTAAGGTTCATTGTGACAATAATTTCTGTTTTAAGGCTGTTCGGAAGAACGGCGCGAGCTTGCTCAGGACTGCATCCCCAATCAAGCAAATCGAAGTATGCTTTTTCAGCTGCTTCACAACTCTTTTTCCAAATGTCCCAGCCCTTCGTCCCCTCCTGTAAAAAGAGAGGAGCAATGACTGTAATCTCGCCACCGAAGCCTTCTTTACTATAATTGCAGTATCTCGTAGATTCCTGAGCATAACTCGCGATACGGTGACGGACGATCTCGTGGCTGACTCCTCTGTCACAAATGAATTTGACAGTGATAGAAAAATGCTCAATCATTGCTTCGTGACCATTCTTTATAAGATTTTTCACGAATCTAGAGGCACTCTCTTCTGTGATTTTATCCTCGCTCTTGTAACATACTCTTCCACAGCGTTCAAGCTGTTTAAGAATAGTGTCACGAGAAATAGGTGTCATGATTTCATATCCAGCACGAATGATCTTCATACTGCACCTCATTTCTTCACTTTACTGATACGAAGGGTTACAACTGGCTCTTTCGGAATACGACAAGGATTCAAGATAGCAGCATCTACTTCGTGGTTGTAAACGAGAGCTTCAAATGCATCATCGTCTATATACTCTTTGGTCTTGACAACCTTGCTGAATTGCTCAGGCGTAAGATTTTTTTTGAGAATTTCAATCGCCTGAAGTTCGTTGAAGTCCTCTCTCTGTGTGATACTGATAGATACCTTCACATCGCCGACGGTGTATTCAGAAAGGTTTCTGTCTGCCATTTCAGACTTGATTTTCTTTCCGTATTCGTCCACCAGTTTTTTGAGCGGGTCAAGCTCTTCTTTCTTTTTGGCATAAATTAAAATCATGTCCTCAAGACTTTCTTTGAGTTGAGTGTTTACGCGTCTGCGTGTTGCCATGAGTATTTTTCCTCCTTGATTTTATTTTTATAATAACCCAATCATTATAGGGTTATTAAGCTTGGGAATGAATTGTGGTATCTTATTACCTCATTTTCTTTTTGACTTCATCAGCTGTAGTATTTCTGTTCCTGAGAATTCTCTCTCCTCGTTTACCCCACTGGTAAGCAGCATTGAAGTCTGCCATAACACCCTTGTGAGTAGTTTGGAGCTTATTATGGAACTCCTTTAGGAACACGATGTCTTCCTTCTTGAAGTGCTTTATCTTCCTCTTGTCCTTATAATAATAAGGCGGAAGATAAAGGTCTTCTGGGTGTTCGAATCCATCACTTTCCCACCACTTGTACCATCGAGTAATAGTCGTAGCTGAAACTCCGACAGCATTAGCAGCTTTACCGATGGTCAAGTATTCAGCATTTAATTTTTTCATTATTAGTTCACCTCCTCTGAATAGCAAAAGTATATACCGTTTTGATAATCCATTTTTATTCCTCCTTAACTCAGCAAATAATCAATAAATGCTGCTTTATTTTTTATTTCGAATTTTCCATCAATAAGCATATCAGCCATTTTGCCTTTTCTGTAAACGAGGTCCATAATTCTTTCATCAATCGTATCTTTGCATACGATTGTGATGACACGAACAGTACCTTTCGTACCGACACGATGTGCTCTGTCTTCTGCTTGGTCTTTCAATGCTCTATTCCATGGTTCATCAAGGAAGATGACATTCGAAGCTGCTGTTAAAGTGAGACCGGTGCCCATCGCGCCTATTGTTCCGATGATAACTTTACAGGTTGGGTCATTCTGAAATCTCTCGACTTCCTGCATGCGCACATCTGCTTTGACTTCTCCTGTAATGTATGCCGGATTGTATTTCTTGAGTTTCTGTCTCATTACCCGCGTCATCTGTTCCCATTGGCTATAAACAATCGCCTTTTCTCCAACAGATGTGATTTCCTCAATCAGTTCTTCCAGTCTGTCCATCTTAGCGGACTGAGTGATTTTGGAAGAAAGGATTCCAGGATACCCTGTCGCCTGACGAAGTCTTATCATCTGTGCCAACGGGTCGTTGCTGATTATCAATTTATCGATGTTTCTCTTGATTTCCTTCTTCACTTCATCGTATATCATCTTTTGCTCTTTGCCCATTTCGACATATTCGACTGTATGAATTTTCGGAGGAAGGTCAAGAACGTCATCTTTCGTTCTTCTGAGCATTACCTTGTCCAGCAGTGCTCTTATCTCGTCCAGATTTTTATAACCGATGATTTCCTGATTATTGAATCCGCCCATCACGCAATAGTGCTGCTTGTACTGATGGAAGCTGTGCTGTTCAAATCCAGCCCATTTCAGCGGAACATAAAGGTCTAATGGACTGTTGACAAGAAAAGTACCGGACATCGGAATAGCATATTTAGGCTTAATAGACAAGAGTGCTTTTCCTTGCTGTGAAGTGGGATTCTTTACTTTGTGAGCCTCATCCAATGCTATCATTCCAATTTCGCCCATCTCGCATAACTTCTGAATTCTCTCGGCGATAGGAAAGACTATTTTGTTACCTCTCTTCGTCGGCATAGCACGAAGCGTCTCGATATTAGTAATAATGAAAAAGTGTGGCGGCAAGTTCATTAAATCATCTAATTTATCCTTGCTCGTACCTTCTATCATCTTTACAGGAGCTTTCTTCGTGTACCGATACCGAGTTCCAAGTATCCACGCATCTTCTTTGCTGTGAGTACGGACTTCTTCTACCCAATTATACTTATTTCCATTGACACCGCATATGATTAAGCAATGTTTCATTCCTTCTAAATGTTTACGAGCAACAGCCAGGTCTATAATTTGTTTTGTCTTTCCGAGCCCTTGCTCGTCTCCGAGAAGAAATGTGCCTTTTTCCAGACCATACAGTACACCCTCTAGCTGGTGGCTATATGGCTGCGTCGTAAAGGTAAAGCCTTCTGGTAATTGTACTTGGGCTTTAGTTTCTTTAACCATCTCGCCCACGATCTCAATGTCTCGCGTGGTTAGCTTGTTACATATAGTAGGAACCGCTGTTAAAGGTACTTCCCACATTTTTAATTCGGGTAGATAAACACGGGTACTTAATGATTTAATATATTCGACTAATTGACCATCGTATGGAAACGATATGAATGCAGATTTTGGTGATAGTGTAGTCGGTTTTAACTTAATAGGGTCATCGATTTTAATTTTAATCATGTTAGCCCCCTTCCTTGTGTGTTTATTGTGTTTATATTGTAATACATACTGGGTGTTTTGTCAAGTGTTTTCTTAAAATAATTTAAGAAATAACTAAAAATAAAGCGACGCCTAAGTGACCAACTTAGACGCCGCTTATGTATTGCTTATGCAGCATTATCTCATTCTTTTATCTCTTTATCTCCAAGCTCTCGCACGGCGGCCTCAATCATGGCTCGTATCTCGTCCTCAACATCGTCTATGTCCACTTCAATGCCTTTAGCACGTAGCATGTTCCCGACATATTCGAGC